TTCAGGCCAAGCTGAAAAAATTGGTGGATGGATTCAAGTAGCCTCTGCTACATTCTTAGGTATTTGCCGATCATTATGGAGCTGGCTAGACCTTACAGGACTCAATAGCTTTATTGGACTAGGTACAACATTAAAGTATTACATTTACTTTGGTGGTGCTTATTTTGATATTACACCTATCATTCAAACAGATACTTTATCTAATCCATTTAAAACAGCATTCTCTACTTTAAATGGTGGTATTTCAGCATCTGCTACATCTCTAACCTTAACTTCTGGCACATCTTTCCTAGCGCAAGGGTTAATTCAAATTGGCACAGAACAAATTCGTTATACATCTGTGGCTGGTAATGTATTAAGCGGATTGACTCGTGGTGTCAATGGCACGACAGCAGCATCTCATTTAACTGGTGCCAATGTAGGTTGTGCAACAATTACAGTTACCGATTCAAGCTACAATCCTGCAGCAGGTGATTATATTATTATGGGCGGAACTTATACTGTAGGAGGAGTTACATTAAGTGGAGAATATGTAGTCACATCTAATCCATCACTTACAACTTATACATTTGATGCTACTGTATTTTCAACATCAGCAACTACAGGGGGTGGAACAGTTGTTATTAAATATGAATATCCATCTGGCTCTAATAATCAAATTGCTGGTTCTGGTTGGGGTGCTGGTACTTATGGTGGTGCAACTGCACTTACAAATACAACTTTAACTAATCCGTTTTCAACAATCAATGGTAGTTCTACTATAACAGTTACACAAACAGCACATGGATTAACAACTGGTCAATGGGTTAATTTCTCATTAGTCAGTTCAGCAGTATCTGGTATTCAAGCAGTTGTTTTACAACAAGACTTTCAAGTCACTGTAATAGGAGCTAATACTTATACTATTTCTACAATATTTGGTAGCCAAACATATACAGCAAATGCTACAGCATCAGGCTTAGGTGGTATTTGTACAGTCAATATTCCAGTAAATCCTAATCGTGCATGGAACACAGCTTACACATCTAGCACATCAAATCAAATTAGACTTTGGACTAACGATAACTATGGTTCAGATCTAGTGATTGCACCTCGTGGTGGACCAATATTTTATTGGCAAGATTCTTTAGGCCTTACTGTAAGAGCATCATTATTATCATCATTAGCTAACTCATCTCAATTGCAAGCTACAACAGCATCTTTTGGGTCTGGTGTTACAACAATTACAGTGACAGATGCTACCAATATACTACCCTATGCTTATATAACTGGAACAAATATAACAGCAGGTACATATGTCACAAATGCATATATACAAGGATCAACCTCAGTACCTATTTCAGCAGCAACTACGGGCATAAATGATGCTAATCCTTATTCATTTTCATACGCTGGATCTTTTGTACCTACAGAAACTAATCAAGTATTTACATCATCTATTCAACAATTTATTATTGCTTTAGGTGCCAACCCATATAATCCAACCAATCCAGCTACAGCATTTGATCCTATGTTAGTGAGATGGTCAGATCAAGCTAATCCATATCAATGGGTTCCACAAGTGACAAACCAATCAGGTGAGTTTGCTTTAACCAATGGTTCATTTATTATGTGTGGTCAAGCAACCCGTCAAGAAAACTTAATATGGACTAATTCATGCCTATATTCAATGCAATATGTAGGCTATCCGTATGTTTGGTCATTCCAAGTGTTAATGGATAATATATCTATCATGAGTCCTAATTCAGCAGTGACAGTCAATAATGTGACTTACTGGATGGGTAATGATAAGTTCTATATGTATACTGGTGTGGTTCAAACTTTACCTTGCTCATTAAGACAATACATATTTGATGACTTAAATAGAAGCCAAGCATTCCAAGTGTTTGCAGGTGCTAATGAAGCTTACAATGAAGTATGGTGGTTCTATTGCTCACAAAACTCTAATACAGTAGATAAATATGTCATTTACAATTACCTAGATAAAGTATGGTCATATGGCACTATGGCTCGTACAGCATGGTTACAATATGGTATTAATTCATACCCTATTGCAGCAGATTATAATTCAAGACTTTTATATCATGAGGTAGGCAATGATGATGTTTCTACAGCAAATCCACAACCTATTACAGCGTATGTACAATCTTCTGATTTTGGTATTGATGCTGGCGACCATCTTGGTTTTGTATGGCGTGTGTTGCCTGATGTCAATTTTAATGGTTCAACCGTTAATAATCCAAGCGTTACAATGACGCTTTATAGTAAAGCTAATTCAGGTGCATCTCCCATTCAAGGCGATATAGATACAGTAACAAGTAATCAAAACTATACCTCAATATCTGAATATACAGTTCAGACATTTGATGGACAAGTCTATACTAGAGTGCGTGGAAGACAATTAAGCTTTAAAATTCAATCTACAGGATTAGGTGTTGCTTGGCAATTAGGTATACCAAGAATAGATGTTAAGCCAGCAGGAAGAAGATAATGGCTTTTAATAATACACTTATTCCACCAAAATCACCTAATCTTCCTATTGCTGCATCTCAATACAGCCAACAATATACGGATGAATTTACTAATACTTTAAGGCTTTATTTTAATCAAATAGACAGCTTTAATAGAGCTATACTTATTCCAAATTATGGAACTACATCCCATAGACCTAATACTGGATTAGTGATTGGTCAAACTTATTTTGATACAACATTAAATATTCCTATTTGGTACAATGGAAGTCACTGGGTAAATGCTAGTGGCACAACAGTTTGAGACAAATATATGGTAAAATACATGAAAATAACCCTATCTAAAGCGAGTCCGTTATGAGCCTTCATCACATAGCTAAACACCTAGAATCTCAAGGTCGTGGTCCAGATACCATGTTGGTTCATATGGCTCCGAATGAAGTTCATGCTTTAAATGAATTTGCCAAAGCTAACGGTACACATCTTACAATTAATCCAAAAACAGGTCTTCCAGAAGCTGGTTTATTATCTACACTTTTAGGTGCTGGTTTAGCAGCATTTACTGGCTGGGATCCAATGATGATTGCGGCTGGTGTTGGTGTAGCCGATGCAGCGCTAACTGGATCTTTAGGTCAAGGCTTAATGGCTGGTTTAGGTGCATGGGGTGGTGCTGGTATGGCTGGTAATATTAGTAGATTAGCAGGTGCTGATGCCATTAAAAATGCAAGTGATGTTACAAACATTTCAGATTTAACTACAAATGCTGCTGCAAATGTACCCAATCCTACTATTAGCACAAATATTGGTATGGGTGGCGCTGGTAATATGGTTGATACTACAGGTGGTTTATCAAATATTGGTCAAGTGGGAACTCAAGCTGCTGGCCCAGTGATGCCTGGAGCTGTAAATCCAACTGGCACCATTAGCGCACAAGATATGTACAATGCAAATAATGCAAACCAAGCAAATCAAATTGCAAGTAAAATAACTCCACAAAGTACATCTAATATGGGTCAAAACTTTAATAATTTTACAAGCGGTGTAGACCAGTTTGTAAGTCATCCATTTGATTCTGTAAAACAAATGTGGAATATGCCAGCTACAGATAATTTACCAAGTGGTAAAACATCATTAATTTCTACTGGATTAACAGCTGCACCATATATTATAAAAGCTTTGCAACCATCCCCATATGTTCCACCCACAGCACAACCTAATCCATTTGGCTTAAAAACATTAGCATCTCAATTTCAAGGATATAATCCACAAGGTGGCAGTCCTTATTTCCAAGCTCAATATCGCAATTATCAAACTAATCCATATACTACTTATGCAGCAAAAGGTGGGTTGCAAAATGTACCTAAATATGCTGCAGGAGATTTTATTAAGCTTGGCAACACTTTATTAAATCAAAAATATAAAGAAGCTCCTATTACACCTACTGATCCAGGTTATGGTTATAGCCTACAAGCAAATGCAATGGGTATTATGCCTTATCCAAAAGATACAGATAGCATTCCAGCGGATAAGATGGCAGCTCAAATTTTAAACTCAGCTAAATCTTTAGGTAAGGTTGCTTCAACAGCAATGAAGTCTCCATTACAATCACAAGACCCAGCTGCTTCATCTATCGCATCTATTCAATCTGAAACGCCAGCTACAACAGTTAAAGAAGGCGGCTTATTAGGATATGCTGGAGGTGGATTAGGTACATTAGGAGGCTATTCAGATGGTGGTAGATTACTTAAAGGACCTGGAGATGGTGTTAGTGATTCTATCCCTGCTTCTATTGGCCATAGACAACCCGCAAGATTAGCTGAAGGTGAGTTTGTAATTCCAGCAAGAATTGTATCTGAATTAGGTAACGGTTCAACAGATGCTGGGGCTAAACGACTTTACGCTATGATGGATCGCATTAAAGCTAAACGTGCTAAAACAAAAGATATTGCAGCTGATTCTAAGACATATAATTATTTACCAGCATGATCATATACGAAGATATAGACATGCGTGATATATTTGACGAATTAAAACTCGTCATACCGCAACATTATGAAGAACTTTGTGTTACAAAAGAATTTGAATTAGATCCAGACTGGGATATGTTTGCACGTTGTGCTGAAGCTGGAACGCTAAGAACTATAACAGTTAGAAATGATGGTGAGTTAATTGGTTATATGATATTTTTTATTAACCCTCATCCCCATTATAGACAATGTAAAACTGCATTTGAAGATTTATACTATGTAAAACCAGAATATCGTAAAGGTCGTATCGGTATTAAGATGTTTCAATATGCAGAACAAGCATTGAAAAGAATAGGTGTGAATAGAATTATATTTGGTACTAAAGTGCATTTAGATAATTCAAAATTGTTTGAGTATTTAGGATATAAGCACACAGATAAAGTGTTTTCAAAAATTATACAAAAATAAGGCTACATATGTTTAAACTATTAAATCTTACAAATTGGTTAACAGGATTAGTTAATCTATTTACATTTAACTTTGGTGGCGGATCTCCACCAGCTCCAGCGCCTACATCAAATACTTCTTATACTACTAACATACCAGATTATGCTCAACCATATGTTGAGAATATGCTTAATGCAGCACAAACTCAAATCTATACACCTGGCATGACTGGATTCCAGCCTTATGTTCCATATAGTTCTAACCCATTAGATTACATTGCAGCACCATCTCCTATGCAACAACAAGCATATACTACAGCAGCTAATATGCAAGTGCCAGGTCAATATGGTATGGCTACTTTAGGTACGTTAGGTGGTATGGCTGGTTTAGGCAATGTTCAAACTGGCATGGGTAATCTTGGTGCTAACTATGCAGCTCAAGCTACAAACCCATATGCTACACAAGCATATATGAATCCTTATATTCAAGCCTCATTAGCACCACAATTAGCATTAGCTAATCAACAATATGGTATTGCGGGTCAACAAGAACAAAGTCAAGCAGCACAACAAGGTGCGTTTGGTGGTTCTCGTGAAGCATTAATGAATGCACAAAATAGACAAAATCAAATGCTTGCTCAAAATCAATTAATTGGTCAAGGTTATAACAATGCATTTAATCAAGCACAACAAGCTCAACAATTTGGTGCTAATTTAGGGCTTCAAGGTCTTCAAGGTCAACTTGCAGCAAGCCAAGCATACATGGGCGGTGCAAATCAATTAGGTGCATTAGGTGGCGCACAACTTGCAGCTCAACAAGGTATTGCAAACCAACAAAATACATTTGGTCAGCAACAACAAACACAACAACAAAATGCAATCAACCAAGCTGTTCAAAACTATGCAACAGCTCAACAATACCCATTTATGCAACTTGGTTTACTCAATTCTATGTTACGTGGTTTACCAATGCAACAATCTTCTACACAAATGTACCAAGCACCTCCAAACCCACTTACACAATTGGCTGGTCTTGGTGCTACAGCATATGGCTTAAGCAAAAAAGATGGTGGTGTGATTAAAGCTGCTGGTGGTCTTCCTATGAGTATGATGAGTGATCAACAACTTGATGGTATTAAAAAAAGCCCTTCTTCATCTACTATAGCTAAAATTATTGCAGATGGTGATATTAGAAATCATGCATATCTTGAATCTAATCCACAAGCAAAACAAGTATTTGCTCAGCCATTACCAATGCCACAAACTCCAATGCCTAATCCACAACAAATGGCTATGGCCCCACAAAACAGAACTGGTTTAGGTGCAGTCGGTACAGGCAATATGGTTCCACCAGTCGGTGCAGCAGGTGGTGGCTTATTAGCATTCGTAGGTGGTGGCGATACTGCAACAGATGGAACTAGTTTAGATGAGTCACAACTTACTCCTCCTGCAAATTATGATCCTACTGCTTTCAATCCAAAATTATCTGATATTGGCAGTATGGCTATGAAAGAACTTACTACGCCAAGAGAAGAATCAGCAAATGAAAGAAAACAAAGAGAAGCTTTAGAGTCTAGCATTTCTGAACGTCAAAAACAAATGAGTCAAGATAAATGGACTCAATTAGGTCTTAACCTATTAAAACAAACTGGTCCTTTTGCTGGCGTTAATTTAGGCCAAGCAGGTGCAGAAACACTTGATTGGATGTCTAAACAACAAGGCCTTACTGAATCAGATCAAAAAGAATTACTTAAATTGGCTGTTGAAAAAGATCGTGCAGATGAAGCTCAACGTACTAAACTTATGGACACTGCTCTTAATGCACAAACAGCTAAAGAAAACAAAGCTGTATCACTTGCATCTGTTCAAGCTCAACGTGATGCTACGATTGCAGCACAACAAGCTACAAATTCTAGAGAAGCTTCTAAGATTTGGGGAGATTCTATTGCTAGAAATGCAATTAGCCTTAGATCAGAATATGCTAAACTAGGATTAGATCCTGATGAAGGAACTGTACAAAGAAATGCTTATAAAGTAACATATGATGCGTACAAAAATACACCATTATTTAAGTTACTTGGTGAACAACCTAAACCAGAAGAGGCACCACCACCACCAGCGCCTCCACCAGCTCCTGGATTTATTGACAAAGCAAAAGAGTTTTTTGGTGGAAACAAAACAGTAGATTTTAGTCAACTACCTAAGTAGATTATGCCTATAGATGTCAGGATGCCTGATGGGACTCTTATTAAGAATGTCCCAGATAATATAACGCAAGCTGATTTAACAGCTCGTTTTGACGCTTTTAAAGCGCAAGCAGCCACGCCTGTAGCAAGTGAAGAAACACCACAAGCGCCAGTGACTGGACCTGAAGGCGCACCCATTCCTCCCATATTACAAACCCCACCAAAAGAACCTACAACAGCATCAGAAGCATTTGGACATGGTGCAATACGTGGTGCATTACCTTCTGTAGCTGGTATAGTTGCTGGTTCAGTTGGCGCTACATTAGGATCTGTTGCTGGAATTCCTGGAGCAATAGCTGGAGGTATGGGAGTTGGCTTTGCTGCAGCTGAAAAAACTGCTGAATTACAAGATGAGTTTTTAAAAGAAAATCCAAAGATTGCTAAAGCATTAGGATTGGCTCAAGAGCAAGCTGAAAAAGAACAAAAAGAACACCCATACGCATCATTTGCAGGTGAGTTAGCACCTAACTTATTAGCTATGAGACCAAGTGGAACATTACTTAAAAGTGCAAAAGGATTAACAGAAGAAGCTGCAAAAACACTTAAAGCACAAAAAATGGCAGCAGGTGCAAATGCATTACTTAACTCAGCAGTATCTTCAGGTATAGAAGCTGGGCAAGAAGCTGTAAGTGGACAAGAGCTTGATCCGAAGAAAATTGCTATTGCTGCTGGTGTTGGTTTAGCTGGTCAAAAAGAAACTGCTATTGGTCGTAAATTAACATCATTAGGTGAAAAAGTTGTTCCGTCAGCATTGCAAGGCGATATTGGTGCAATCAGACGTGCAGAAGAAAAAACTCCCACAGTAGAAGTAGGTCAACCTACTATTACCCCATCTCCAGAGCTTGAAGCATACAATAAAGAAATTGCTAAAGCTCCAGAAGTTAAAGAGCCTACTACAGCCCCCACAGAAACGCCTGTAGCACCAGAATCTTTTTCACATGATGCACAAGCTATGCTTGATGAGCTTCATCAAGGCAAAGAGATTCCATTAGATAAATCCCAATTTGAAGAAGAAGTTAAAGCAGAAGCTCCTAAGGCTGCTGAAATGCCTAAAGAAGAACCTACTGGCGTTATATCTGAAACAGAAAAAGAATTTACACCAGTTGGTGGAAGGCTTATTAATCAAGCAGATGTTGAAAAGCTTGGTACTGAATCTAAACGTGCCTTAGAACAAAACTTAGCTGAACAAGAAGTAGCTAAAGAAAAACAACTTAAACAAGAAGCACGTGAAGAGAAGTTTAAAGAGCCTCCTACACAAACACTATCTGCAAAACTAGTTGAATTAAAAGGTATTGATAAGTCTCAAAAATCAGATATGTTAGGTGAGACTGGCAAAGTTGAAGGTTATAACCATGTCTTTAGAGAAGGCGGCAATGATCTTCTTACTTTAGTTAAAGATGGTAAGCTTGATGAATACTTGCCACCTGATATTAGATCTACTGCTACTCCACCAGATGGACTTTATGATGCACGTCCAGGATATAACTATATATCTGACTTAATGAAGACTGGTGAAAAAATCCATACATATGATTATGAAATGGATAAGCTTCAGCATGAAAACATGGTGTATGAAAAGAATTTAGCTAAACAACAGATGGAGCCTAATGAAGCAGCAAGAGCAGCAGCTGCTGAAGAGCAAAATAAGATTTATTTATCTGAAGGTAAAGTTGAAGGTGGTAGCACACCAGAAGTTATTACAGATGCAGTTAAAAATGAATTTGGTTCAGAAGGCAATAAACTACTTGATAATAATAAGTTAGTTGTTGTTAAAGACATTAATGAACTCAAAGACAAAGATTACATTGGCGATAGAATAAACCAACTTACAAATAATACTCGTGCATTTTATGATCCTATTACAGATAGATCATATTTTATATCTGACCGTATTAAGCCTAATGAAGTAAGGGCTATGGCCTTACATGAAGTTGGTACTCATTATGGCATGAAAAAAATGCTTGGTGAGTCAGGATATAAAACTGTATTAGATAATGTTAAAAGATTAAGCAAAACAGATAAAGCTGTTAAAGAAGCATGGGATACAACCATGAAATCTTATAGCCATTTAAAAGAGCCTGCATTCTTAGAAGAGGTTCTCGCTCATCTAGGTGAAACAGCTCCAGAACATAGTTTATGGAAACAGATTGTTCAAAAAGTAAGAACTTTTCTTATTAAGCATGGCGTATTTAAAAAGCTATCAACTGATGAAGTTAAAGACTTAGTACGCTCATCATTAAGAAAAGCATCTAAAGAAACAAAAGCTCCAGAGATTAAAACACCAACAGATATTGCAGCATCACAACGTCCACCAGTAAATTATAAAGGCCAAGAAGTTGAATCTCAATGGCATGGTCCAGAAGAATCTAAGATTGATGACTGGCTATATAAACTTCAAGATAAGCATATTGACACTAAACGTGTTCAACAAATCATTACTAAAGCTGGCCATGAGATAGAAGATAACTGGAACGTTTATGAAAAAGAAATGCTTTATCATGGTAGAACCGCATCTGGTATTCGTAATTTCCTATTAAAAGAAGTATTGCCTGCTGTTAAAACAATGCAGCGCCTCAAGGTTACGCCTGAAGAGATCCATGATTATCTATTGAATCGTCATGCAGAAGAACGTAACGTTCAAATAAATAAGATCAATCCAGATATCTATGATGCCAAAACAAATAAAGTTATTCCTAATCCTTTAAAAGACAAAGGATCTGGTATTCATACTGATGACGCTAGAAAGTATTTAGCTGAACTAGATCCAGTTAAAAAGAAACATCTAGAAGAAGTGGCAACATGGTTTGATGACATGAGAAAAGGCACACAAAATATTCTTGTTAATTCTGGTGCAGAGACTAAAGATACTATTGACAAATGGAATAAAACTTATAAACATTATGTACCATTAAATCGTGTAGAAGATTCTGTATCTAAAATTCCTGGCATGGTCGGTACTGGTCAAGGCTTATCTAGCCGTGGCTCATTTAGCAAACGTGCTATGGGTTCATTAAAAGAACATCAGGATATCTTAGGTAATCTTATTGCACAACGTGAACGTGCAATCATTCGTTCAGAAAAAATTCGTGTAGGCCGTGCTTTATATGGTCTTGCTATTCAAAGTCCTAATCCTGATTTCTGGTTACCTATTAATCCAGATGCTATTAGAAGTAAAAAGCAAGCTGTCGCAGAGCTTACTCGTCTTGGAATCACAGATGCAGAACAAGTTGTTAATAACTTGATGGCTGAACCTAAAGAGCGCTACCTTAAACAAGTTAAACAAGCTGAAGGTATAGAGCCAGAAGAAAACTTTGATTTTGATTCAGGGCTTCCAGTTAATGAAAGTAAGGAAGTTGTAGGATCTAAAGTTAATGTCATGGCTAGATACAATGACAATGTATTCCCAGTACGCATTAATGGTAAAGATAGATTTATATTCTTTAGTAAGAATGATCCAAGAGCTATGCGTATGGTGCAAGCATTAAAGAACTTAGATGTAGAAGAGCTTGGTACTATTGAAAGTATTGCTGGCTATTACACTCGTTGGTTTAAGAATGTCAACACTCAATATAATCCAGTATTTGGATTAAAGAACTTCATGCGTGATTACGCTGCGGGTAATTTAAACCTAACCAATACGCCTATTGCAGGTAAACAAGCACAAGTTACTAGAGATATGATGCCAGCTATGCGAGGCATTATGGAAGTTCATCGTGCTGAACGTAAAGGCATTACTGATATTAAAAGTGATTGGGGTAAATTCTATCAACGTATGCGTGATGAAGGATTCCAAACAGGTTACCGTGATTCATTGATTCGTAACCAAGAAGAAATGCAAATCATTAATCATCTATTAGAACAGATGAATCAAAAAGGTTTAAGTGCTAATGCTAAGAATGCCTTCTATAAGATAGCAGGTACATTAACTGACTTCAATGATGTGATGGAAAACTCTATTCGTCTTGCTGCGGCTAAAGCTGCTTTAGATAAAGGATTATCTCCACAAAAAGCTGCAGTTATTGCTAAAAACATTACAGTAAACTTTGACAAAAAAGGTGCTAAGACTCGTGAGATTGGTGCTTTATATGCGTTCTTTAATCCTGCTATACAAGGTACAGAACGTATCTATCAAACATTAAAAGGTCCTGCTGGCAAAGCTATTATTGGTGGTGGTATCTTAGCTGGTATGATTCAAGCTGTCATGATGGATGCTGCTGGATATGATGATAATGATCCTCCAGAGTTTACAAGACAAAAAGCATTTATTATTCCAATGCCTGATGGCAATTACCTCCCTATACCTTATCCACAAGGTTATAACGTATTACCTAATGCAGGAAGACAAGTCATGGACTTTATTATTCATGGCGGTAAGAATCCAGGTAAACATATTGCTGACTTAACTGGAGCCATGATGGACTCACTAAGCCCTCTAGGTACCGTAGGTTGGACTATGCAATCTATTGCGCCTACCGTACTTGACCCATTAGCTGCATTAGCTGAAAACAAAGATGTATTTGGTAGACCTATTGCTAAAACAGATCGTGCTACTGCACCTACACCAGGATATACAAGATCAAGAGATACCGTTTCTACTTTAGGACAAGGTATTGCTGAGTTCTTAAACTATGCTTCTGGTGGAGATAAATACATTAAGGGTTCTGTTAGCCCTACTGGAGATCAAATAGACTTCTTAGCTGGTCAAGTTGGTGGTGGACTATATCGTGAATTATCTAAAGCTGTGCAATATGGTAAGGCTGCAATAACAGGTGAAGAAGTACCATCTTATAGAGTTCCTATTGTAGGTCAGTTCCACGGGCAAGTAGGTGAGCCTGCTGCTATTGCTAATAAGTTCTATGAAAATGTAACTCGTATGACGGATCATGAGAATACTATTAAAGGGTTAAGAAAAGACAAACAACCTACAGCTGATTATATAGCTAAACATCCAGAGGCTAGATTATGGAATACAGCTAATATAGTAGAAAATGAAATCAATGCATTAAATAAGAGAAAGCGTATGCTTATTGAAAGAAATGCACCAAAAGAGCGCATTCAAGCTATTGATAATCAAAAGACAGAAAGAATGAGAAGATTTAACGATCAAGTTAAAAAGGTAAATCCTGATTAATTTCAGTAATTACCACGTCACAAGATCCACCCTTTACATTTCCCATCCTCGTAATACATAACTTGTCTATTTGAGAATCATTCTCATATACACTTGCATGCTCTAAAGCATCTAAAAGGGGTTTTAAAACGTTATCTACATCCCTTTTTCTATTATCTGGAGGATATAGGTATACTTCCATGTGTAAACGTGCGTTTAAGGTGCCTTTACGTGCGATATAGGCACATAAAAACACGGCTTCTCTAAACTCTTTTCCTTTCTTTCCTAGAAATTTCTTAGAGCCTAGCTGTCCCCAATAGTGATTTACGGTTGGTGGATAA